TGTAGCGGCCGTGTGGCGCGCGTCGTGGAACGTGAAGCCCTTCAACCCTACGCGGTCGCGGTACTTCCTGAAATTTGCATCCAGCGATTGCGAGCTGATCCCGAACACCAACACCGGGTCATAGCCTCGCATCCGAGCCAGCAGGCGCCGCACGTAGGGAGATTGCGGCACATCCCTTCCCTTCCCCGTCTTGCTGGTCCTGATGCGCACATAGTCATCGTGCACGTCGTCCCAGCGTAGGGCGCAAAGTTCCCCGGCCCGCATCCCGTTTGTCAGCGCAACCAGGAAGCATACGGCGCAGGCCTGAGCCACCGTCCGCACCGGACCGCTGTGACCCATCGCTCGCAACACCCGACGAATCTGCCAGCCGTGAATCACGACCTCCCGGTGGTCCGGGTTCTGTGGCCGTCCCACATCTCGCATGGGGTTCGATGCGATCCACTGCCACTCACGGCGCGCAATCTCGAACACGTTGCCCAGAAGGGTCATGTCACGCAGCACCGTGCCGCGCGCGTTCCGCTTGAGCCTTGAATCCCGCCACGCAACAAGATCGGCCGTAGTGATCTCAGACAGCTTGCGGCCCAACGGCAGCGCGTGCTTTCGGTAGGCGTCCAGCCTGATGATCTCCTTGGCCTCTCCCCGCTTTCGCGGGCTGACCTCTTCGGCGTACCGAGTCAGGGCCTGATCGAGCGTGAAAACAGATCCACCAGCACCCGAAGCCATAGCCAGGATTTCAGCAGTCCGCCGCGCCTTGTACTCGTTCGCCTCGCGCGCAGTCGGGAATGTGCCGCCTTCCCGCTGGCCCTTGACCATGAACTGAACCCGCCACGTCCCCTCTGCGGTCTTCTTGGGCTTTGCCACTGTGAAAACTCCCGTGTGATTTCCGTGAAGTACCGTGCAAACGAATGGTGCGAACGGTCATCATACGCACCCAACAGAACACGTAAACCCTTGTTTTGATTACGTTTGACGATTGCCAGTCATCAAATGTGAGCATATAATGGTGCCTCGAACCGGGGTCGAAAGCCTAGTGTTTATGCGGCATCCAGCAGAATCTGTGAATCAGTAGTGAACACAGGCGCCGGGAAGAGGCTAGATTTTACAGACTGACTTTCAGGCAATATGCCTGTAGCTTACCTACATGGAGCAGTGATATGGAAGAAGCAACAATCAAAGTGCAACGATTCCGAAGCCCAGACGGGCGTCCTACTTGTTGTGCAGACCACGCAGCAGGGAATACATGCCGCTTCCTTGGGGTGCGCAACTTCGGGACCGTCGATGTGTGCATGCTGGGCCAGCAACGCGATCTTCCAATGAGGACGCTGGATTTCCAGAGGCCTGATGCCAAGTGCGAAGTGTGGGATCCACTTTCAGCGCCTGCAAAGTAAAAAGCCCGCAAGCCTTTCGACTGCGGGCAAGGGGCGGAATCTCTGAAAAACCGCCCTGGAGACAACGGCAAGATTAGGGTGTGGTCGGGACCTCGACCACAAACGGCTCAACGATCACGGGGTCTTTTGCAGCAGCCGTGATGCCCTGCGAAGCTACGCCGGTGATGGCATCAAGGGTCGCGCCGTACTTCGATGCTTCAGCGTCGATCTGGCGCAGTTGAACCTGCGTGTTCTTCTGGATGCCGTAAAGCTGGGTAACGCCCGGAACCAGAATCGAAGCCCATGCAAGTGCTTTGTCTTGCGGTACAGCGATGTTGCCAGCAGCAGAGCGACGCAATGCCAGCGCCATGATCGCGCCCTGGTTGCCGGTGGCCGCAGCAGTCGCCAGCGCCATGACAGCGTTGTTGTCGGCTTCAATGGCTTTTTGCTGGGTGGCGTAGTAGCCGGTCATGTCGGATGCACAGCCGGTCAGAGCCAGTGCCGCAGCGATGGTGATGATGAACTTCATGGGGTGCCTTTCAGACGTTGGGTGAAGCTGGTCATTTCTGCGGCGAACTTGTCCCACGCGGGCCAGCTTCCGGTGAGGGTTCGGATGTCGTTGACGTGTCCGTCAGCAGTTTCTGCCAGCGTGACAAGAGCGCCTGCACACTCGTTGAGTACAGTGTTTGCGGCAGCGGCGTACCGAGTGCAGGCGCCGTTGGAAGCGTTGGCAGCACTGGCACCGCTTGAGGCTTGCTGGCGCAGGCGGTCAAGCTCAGTGCGAGCACGGCCAGCAGCGACAGCGTTTTCCTTAGCGCGGGTTTGGGCTTGTGCAATCTGTTCATCTTTCGTCCTTTGCAGGTGGTCGGACTGTCGGGAACCCTCTTTCAAGCCTTCGATGAGGGCGGATTGGTGGTCGTACTTGAGAGCGATCAGATCGGCCTTGGCCGAGTGGACGCGGTAGGCGTTGATGCCACCCCAGCCAAACAGTCCCACGCAGACCAGCGCCCAGATCCACCCGGGCACGATGTCGAACAACATGGAAAAGGCTTTCATGCCAATACCTTCCACAGGAGAACGCAGGCACAGGCAACTAGGAACAGTTCAATCATGTTCATGCCCAGCCCTCCTTGCGCTGCTTCCATCGTTGCCAAATGATGTAGCCAGCAAGGCCAGCCACAGCAAACAGCAGAATCGGAACCAGCCAAGGACCGAGATTCAGCGCGGATTCCTTCGCCTGCGTAACGCTGTCAGCAGCCACGGAAACGGTCTGTAGCGCGTCCGTTAGCTGGGTTGCGCCCGTCAGTACCGAAGTGCCGCCGATCAGTGTTGCAGCGCGGTTAATCGTGCTGCCAGACATGCGGGACTCAGCGTCCACCTTTTGCGGCATGTCGTGAGTAAAGTCTTCAAGGTACAGCGCCGACTCAGCAGCACGGCGACGGGTCAGGCCCGGGAAGACCTTCCCACCGGCTTTGTTCCACAGGCCAAACGCACGGGCAGCGGCTTGCTTGTCGCAACGGTTGTGCGCCTTGATGACGCTGGATTTGCGCATACCTTCAACACCAATGTTGAAAGCAAAGCACACCAGAGCGTCGAATTCGGATTGCGTAGTCTTGCCGTGCGTAGCCGAGAAAACAGCCGCCTCGTATTCCGTGAGTTCGCGCTTGAGCCGCGTCACCGCCTGCTCTTTGGTTATCACGTCTCCCTCGCGGACACCTTTGATGAACCCATAGCCAATGGTCCAGATGCCGACAGGATCGCGGTACGCATTCGACCGGAACCCCTCGAACTGCTGAATCAGTGCGATTCCTTGTGCGGAGGTTTTCATTTGGTGCTTCCTTGCATGTAGTCTTTGACCGATGCCCACTCACCAACAGCAGCCAGCGCAGCGACCGGAACCGACAGCGCGGCGAAGATCGACCCGGCAGACGATGGGTTGACCACAGAAACCACGGCCCCGCAGATCACGAACAGCGCGACGATCTTTCCGCGCTGCGTCAGGACTTTGGCAAGGGTTTCGTTCATGTCTCCGACTCAACAAATTCATTGGCATCAGCGCCCAGCTTCTTGCGCAACAGAGCCATCTCCATGCGGTGCTTTTCGCGCTCTCGCTTGTCAATCTCCCGGTTTCGGCGGAAGGCGGCGATCTGCATTACAAGACCGATCACGGCGACGATGAAACCGGCAACCTGCGCCCAATCAAGGTTTGCAAACGTAGAGCCAATCCAGCTCGCAGTACCCGCCAGCATCACCTTGAAGCCGGTTGCTTCGCTGACCATATCGACTCCCTCATGCTTCATTTTTTGTTCCCAGAAAGACAAGTGCCAAAACGTAGATGACGGGTAGTCGTCCGAGTGCGTACAGGACGTTCTGCACCATCGGAGGAAACTGGTTTGCCCATGGGACTGAGGCAAGACCAGTGACGAATAGGGCCAGCGTCAGGCAGACGGCAAACAGGATGGCTTGTCGGTTCAGGGCGCTCATGATTTGTTTCTGATAGCCAGAAGAAGCAAGTCTTCCGGCGTCACTCGTTCGGTCGGGTTCTTTCCGGTCATCAGCAGCCAGCACAGCTCGAAGCAATACCAGCGGCGAGAGTCGCGGGCCGGGATCAGTGCAAAGGCCGCGAGTGAAAACCAGTCGTACCCGGAGCCGATGTGCTCGCCAAACAGTCGCATGGCCTTCATGTCGTCGCCACCGACCTCAAACAACTCCCACTCCGGGCCGTCTTCAAAGTGCTCGAACGTTACCCCGTGCGATGCATTTGCGTGATACAGGGCGCTCCCAATCACAATCCCGCCGTGTGAGTAGCGGGACACCAGACGATTGCGGATCAACCACGCAGCAAGGCGATGGTTCCATGCCGGATTCGTCGGTCCTTTGCGAAGGGCTAGTTTCATGGAGCGCAGTTTCTTTGCTGCGTCCATTCCGGTCCAACCCTACGCCGGGTAACGTCCAGTCACACCTTGAAGTTGGTCAGCCAAAAGCCGCCTTGGGAGATATCAGGGACTGGCGACTGGGCCTGCAACACGTTACCGGCAGACGCCAGACGCTCGAAAGCAGCCAAAGGGGTCGGTCCGAACACGACTTGCCGCAGCTTGTAGTCCAGAGCCTGCCCTTTGGGAAGTTCGTAGCCGCACAGACCACGTGGGTGATACCACGTCTTCTTCAACGTGCTGTCACGAAGGTAATCAGCCAGCGCGATGGGCGGGATGTACCCGTACCCGATCAGCGCAGTGTCGGGGGTTCCGCCGTTGCTGAATATCTTGAACGCACCCGGGTCAGTGATGGCTGGATTGGTGTTTGGAGCGTTGCTTGTTGCGCTTGCTGTCGAAAAGTTGGTGCCCACCGCATTCCCGGCACCGTCCTCAGCCAGATCTCCGACGATCCAGAAGCGGTTTGTGTCGGTAGTCGATCCGAACCGCATGAAGATCCCGTCTTCGCATGCAAATGCGGTGAAGGTGCTGGTGCCCGTAGCAAACACATTGGCGATGCCGCCCAGGCCATCAGAGGCCGGGTTGGTGAAAACATTTCCGCTTCCTGAGAGAATGTTTGCCGGAGTGTCGCTGGTTGCCTGCGGGAACCATCCATGACGGACCCCGTCAGATCCCCAGTTCAAGTTCCCGAGCTGCGGGTTGTACGAGGCGCCGGGCGGGGCCGTCAGTGCTACGAACAGAATGCGCCCGGCCGCACCCGACTTGCGCTTGAGCGTGACCTGCCAGGGTGAAGTGGTCCCCTCGAATGAGGCTACCTGCCACGGGAAGTCGGAGAACGCCGCCAGCGCCGTGAAGTACTGGTTCAGCAGCTGGATCGCACCCTGCGGTGTGGCCGCGAACGTGCTGACCGGGTTGCTGTCACCGTGGTTCTCAGACCATGTGAGGGTTGCGGTAGGCATGATCGTTCTTTCAGATGTAGTTCAGCAGCACACCGCTGTGGTTGCCAGGAACTGCGGACGGGTAGGAGGTGATCAGCGTCTCGATCCACGGCTGCGCTTCGATCGCCAGCATGAAAGACGACGGCGTGACACTGGAGGAAGGGATGGGGTTCATCTCCCACTTCTCCCAGCCTGTGCCGTTCCAGCGCCACGTCCTGCTGCCGACAGTGTGCGTGTCGCCAACGGCGTGGGTTGTGGGAAATCCGAGTGACATTTCATGCCGCCAAGAAGGTGATTCCGCTCAAACTAAGGAACCCAGAGTTGCAGTTGTGGAAGCATCGAACTTCCCCGTTCGCCATGACGCTCACGCTCCCCATTTCCGCACTGGATGGAGCGGAAGTCAGGAGACTGAAATACTCGCTCTTCACTGGCCTGAATCCAGCCGGAAGCGTTGCAATGACTGTGCTGTAAGCAGTCGCACCACCCTTGATTATTCCGCTGACGTGTACAACCCCGTTGCTCTTCCAGAAAATCGGGTCGCTTGTT